CACTGTTACCCATCAAGGCTCGGGTAGTGGCATCCATTGGGCGGCGAGGTACGCTCTTTGAGAACGGCGAGTCCTCTTCACCTTCTTCGGTACCGATGCCAACGATGCTCTGGAACCTACTCAACGTAATAGGTTGGGAGGTGAGCATCACGTCCACGGGTTTTGGTGGATTGTCTTTGTAGTTCAGCGTCTCCGGGATACGCAGGATACGTGCAGCATCCGCAGTCACCGCCGGGTCTGCCTTGAGACTGTATGCAGCGCAGAATTTCTTGAACGCTTCGGCTGTGGGCTTCCAGTCGTTGTAGAAGATAGGCGCTGTCAGGGGCCAGTACGCATGGATACCGCGCCCGGAATTGATGATGGTTGGCCTTGGCAGTCCGGTTACCTTGACAAAACCTTTGAGAGCTTCGATGGCATCAACTTGTGTTTCATATGGCTTGTCCTCGCCGCAGTCCAAGTCCAACCAGAAGGACTTAAACCACTTGGCGTTCTGCGCTGTGCGCCCCTCTGTGAGGCTGAGGTACTTGGCACACCCAAAATAGGTGTCGTACCCTTGCGCGATCAGACCATCAACTACACCGTCAATCTCATCAATCGTCTCTACAAATGTTTGTCGAGGTGCACCTTTCTTCAACCCAACCACACAGTACAGCCCTTCCTCCGCCAAAACGGAAGAGAGAAAAGGAATCCGTGAGGTCATGTTCGCTCTAGTTGCAAGCCCACTACTGGCGGTAGTGGACCGGGGTTATTTGGGCTGGGATTTGAAATGCGCGACAAGCTCTTTGAGCCGTTCACGCGTCTTGGGGTGGGGCATGCTCTTGCCCAGAAACCACAAGTAGATCACTTGCCGGGACACACCAAGGTACTCAGCGACATCCGGGACGGGGATGTCCCGAGCAATACAGACGCGCCCAAGCTGCACACCAATATGTGATTGGTCTGCCTTCTTGTTGGCTTCCGCAAATTTACGGGAGTAACCTTTGTTGTTCATGGTGTAGGTGGGGGTACTCGCTGCGTCTGGTGCTCAATGCACATGGGGCGTACCCTCAGCATCCGCTTTCCCCCCGAACTCCTTACTCAGCCCAGTCGTCGAGGATTGCGGACACGTCCTTGGGCGCTGCCTTCTTGGCGCGTTTGACGGGTTCCTCAGCCACTTCCTCTGCCTCGGCCTTGACGGCTTTGGGTGCAGGCGCGGGTGCGGGCTCCTCATCGTCCGCTGCGGGCTTGGCTGCAATTGCTTTGGGCTTGGCACCGTCGAGCGCTGCCGGGGTCTGGCTAATCGCAGCCTTGGCATCCGCACTGCGACCCTTCTCTTGGCAGTTGGCAAGCTCATCAGCCTCCAGAGGACGCACTGCCTTGAAGGTCAGTTTTGGCGTGGCGCTGGCGGTATCAAAGCGCATCTCAGTGACAACCGCAGTAATCGGCAAGCCGTGACCACCCAAGAACTTAGCGTAAGCCTGCATGGGCATTTTGCCGTTCTCGACGTTGCCAAAGATCGACTGCGCCGGAAGCGTGAGTTGGTACACATCACCTTGCAGATCATTCTCCAGCATCACAGCCATGCGCTGGCTGAAACGGCATGCACGACCGCCGCCCTGTTTAGCAGAGCCAGCGATGTTTTGCGGGCAGGAGGCGCACTTAGAGGCTTGGGGTTCAGACACCTTGGTGTCAGGAGCGATGCCGTCGTTGGACCAGCAGTCGGGGGAAATGTTTTTGCCTTCTTCATAATCACCAGCGTAGAAACTACGCGACACGTTTGCGTTAGCTGCCACCACCACAATGTTCATGGAGCGGTCTTCGTTTTGAGCAACTTCTTTGCCATCCACGATCATGCGGAACACACCACCACGAATGGAGATGCGTTTGCCAGAGGCACCGTTGCCACCCATCAGGGCTTTGGTGGTCTCATCAAGCTCAAGGCTACGCAGGTGTGCGGGCAGGGTGTTGCCACCTTTAGAAAACAGGGTCAGTTCACTCATCATCGGCTCCATCTAGTTGGGGTTTGGTTTTGGTTTGTGGTTGGGTCAGCGCTTCGATGTCGGCGCGTTTGAACCGCACCTTGTTGCCCACACGGAAGTGAGGCACCTTCCCATCTCGCACCATGTTGTAAATCGTTTGTCGGGAGACGCGCAAGAACTGCGCTACCTCCATCACGGTCATGTTTTCAGTTTGCACTTGCTCTCCTTATGGTAACTGCGTACCGGCTATCGACGTTCATGCCGGGGGGCATCATGTCGGGGTTCTCATCTAACAACTGCTTCATCGTGGTCTGACTGATCCGCTTTTCCAGCAACTCAGGCATGTTGTGTTCCATGATGAACTTGTGCATGGATGACCAGTCGCCCGTCCAGTAACGTGTCTTCACTGTGCGGATGACGGTCCCATGTTGGGTCTTGAGGCTGTCGGCACCGATGGCTTTGCAAAGCTCAAGCAGCTTGGCTTCGATCACTTCCATCTGTTCCTTGACCGCCCCGTCTTGCTCCTCATACTCGCGCAGGAGCTTGGCTCTCTTATCGCGCATCTTCACGTACACGGTGACAAGCTTGTCAGCCGAAATGTCTTCGGTCATGCTGTACTCCTTATCTCATTTATGGGGTCAATGATAACGACAAATTTGACAATGTCAATCTCCTTTCATCTCAGTATTTCCCCGTAGAGGTCAACGACCCTGTGGTGGATGTCGATCTTGTTGCGCAGCATGGCGTACATGCGCTTCTCTACCCCACTGCCTTGCAGGTGCACGACCATGGAAGGGTTCTTCTGGCCCGCCCGGTGTACCCGTGCGTTACATTGCAGATAGGTCTCCACGGACATCACGGGGGACCAGTACACAATCGTGTTAGCGGCGTGTAGCGTGACACCGTGTGACGCGGCCTGAGGCTGTATGACAAGGACTTGTGGGTCTGACTTGGTCTGGAACCGCTGGAAAATGTCCGCTCTGTTGGTCGCTGAGATGCCCCCGTGGATGACCGCCGTGCTGTACCCGTGCTTTTTTAAGTCCTCCGCCACCACTTCGATGGCATGACGATAGGGGACGAACACCAGCACTTTGTGGCTGGACTCCTCCACAACTTCTCGTAGCACGGCTAAACGGTTGCTGGCGTCAAACTGCACCACTTCGCCAGTGTCAGAGTACACCGCTCCGCCGGACAGTTGCAGTAGCTTGTTCAGGTTGGCTGCGGCGTTGACCGTTGTGATCTCCTCTCCCGCAGCCTGTACGATCAGTTGCTTACGTAGCAACTCGTAATACTTTAATTGCTGAGCGGTCAGCGGCACGTCGCGGAATGTGTACGTCATCTCCGGCAGGTCAAGACACTGCTCCTTCGTATACCGGATGGCGGGCTGTAACACACGGTGCACCGTGTCCTGCGCGTTGGGCTTGGGCACCCACTTGAACTGCGTGACCTTGTTCATCACCATGTCCCTGAACGCCCCACCAAAACGCGGAACCGCGTTGGGGTTCACCAGCTTGGCAAGGCCATATGCGTCTACCGGGGACTGCGCTGCCGGGGTGCCAGTGAGTACCCATAGCCATGTATCGGGAGTGAGAATGGAACTGAGCACCTTCCACCGCCGTGTCTGAGGATTTTTATAGGCGTTGCCCTCATCAATGACGACAAGATCAAACTTGCCAGCCTTGAGTTCATCCGCCACGATCTCCACGCCGTCGTAGTTGATGATCACGAACTCCGCGTCACCCTTGATGATCTCCTTGCGTTTCTCGGACTTGCTGTGATGGGCGATGTCCACCCGTCGGTGCATTGCAAAAGTGAAGAGGTCGTTACGCCACGCAGCGTCCATGATGGACAACGGGCAGATCACCAGCACGCGCCGAATGAGGCCCAGCTTCATCAGGTAGTCCGCAGCCCAGATGACCGATGCGGTCTTGCCCGTTCCCTGCTCGTTGAAGCAGAAGGCCCTGCGGTGCAGGGTTAGGAAAGAGGAGGTCTCTTTCTGATGATCAAATGGCTTGTGTAGCCCGGGCCAGTTGTATCGGCCCTTGATAGGCGACGGCGCGTTGATCCTCAAGTTCTTAAGGATGATCGACTCTTCAAGCCCCCAGTTCACCAGCACTCTGGCAACACCGTTCTCGTGCTCCAGCACTTGGCTCTTGGGGATCACAGTTGTGACCCTGTCCGGGTTACGCACCGTCAGCAGCAGCGCTTTGTTCTCAATGATCTCCATGTACTCTCCGATAGCGTTGCACTCCAAACAGTGTGTCTGGAGGTAAACCCCGTCTTTCCGGGGTGTCCGTCAGTTCCCAGCCGAAAGGGAGCCGTGCTGACTGGTGCAGTTATTTAATGAAAGGCCCTCAACAAGCCCGCCGTCCCTATCACCCGCACCTTACTTCGCGGACGGTCCAATCAATTCTATTTCTTGCGTTCTCTCTTGCTCGTCTCAGAGACCACCTTGTGGTTGGAGTTGCGCTTGAACGAACGGTTCTTGGCTGCGGGTTCAATCCGCACACCATGTTTGTTATTGCCGCCCTTACTCAGGGCTACGCGGTGTGCCACGTCTTTACCCTCACGCACTTCGGCGGTCTTGTCCTTGTCCTTGGGGTCGTCGTAGTGCTTCTTGTCGATGGCGCGACGGGCGCGTTGGCGCTCCATCCGGGCTTCGTGAGCACCCTCACGCTGCTTCTCTAGCTGCCATTCATGCTTGGCATCACGGTCTGCTTTGTTTTTATAAGGCATCACTCGTTCCTTTATGGTATCTATCGCGTAGAGTGTTATACGGTACACCTACACGTTTAGCGTAGTCTATTAGAACTTCATCACCAATATGCAAATTTCTTCGTGTATTCCGGGCTTGCTCTGCCGTAGTGGCCCACCGCACATTGCCGGGAAAATAGCCTTTGCTGTTGTCTATCCGGTCTAAAGAGTGTTTGAGGCTTGGTCGAGGGCCAACAGCGTGAAAGAACAGCATGAAGTCATCAACCCAAGGTTTATACATACCTAGTGCGTTGTAGCGCGCGCTATTTTGACGACCCTTGTTTGTAGCTCGGGTTTTCATGTTTTGCCACACACTGTACTCGGCTGGGTACCTACTCGCGGCACCGCTCAAACGGCAAGACCTACAACCCCCCTTTATGCCTTCCCGCAAATGACTCCCCGCCACTGACTGCGTAGCCCCACATCCAGTGCATACACAGTGCCAGTATGCGCGTTTTTTCTTTTCTGGATCTTTCTCCAGAACACGCCACATACCTACCACCTGCCCTGCCATATCAGTGAAGCGCTGCATCAAAACCCCTTTTTTGGTTCCCAATGCTGGCAGTTTACTACTGGACACCAACCACGGCAAGTGAAATTACGCTTGGGATTGAACACCCCGGTCGCATAAGCTGTTTCACGTGAAACAAGTGCGCCGTCCAGTTCAGAGAAGATGCTGAACCCAGTCTCCGCCGCGTAATCCGCTTTCACAAACTCTTCGCTCACCACAAACAGCAGGCCCCCCTTGACCGTCTTGACTTCGGGGAAGTGTGTGAACACGCATGCTGCCATCAGGGCAAGCTGTTTGGTGTCAGCGTATTTTGCGCTCTTGCCCGTTTTGTAGTCAATGACGCGGGCCTCGCCTTTGTCCTTGTTGATGATGAGCAGGTCAGCCACGCCCCGGTACCAGACATCTTTGGCAAAGAAGTCGCATGGAACAAGCCGTCCGTCCACCTTCTTGATCCCCATCTTCAGTTCGCAGTGCTTGTCGCCGGGGATGGCTCTGAGCTTCTCCAGCAGGGGGCGCATGTATGCGTACTTCTCCGGCACGGGGGTGCCGTCGCGCATGAAGTTCTCCGCAGCCGTGTGCACGTCCTTGCCATACATCATGGCATCACTCTCGGGCTCCTTGATGTCCTTGACCACCCGCAGGTGGTAGTACTTCTTGGGGCACTGATCAAACAGCGTGATGCTGGAGTAACTCCATGCAGGGACTTTCACTTGTTATCACCCCGCATATGCCGCACGGACTGAATAGCCAGCCTGACTTCAGCAAGAGCTTGGATCAAGCGGTCAACCCCTTCATCGTATTTATGCTCCAGTAGCACTTCGTGTGCTTCCTTCAATTTGCGCTCCGCCATCATCATGGGGTATGCATAGTCGATGAGTGAAGATGTAGTTGATTCGTTCTGTAACTTTGTCATGGAAGTGGTTGTATAAAAGGTTGTCTGTTTGCCTAATGTGTTCTATCCAGAAGGTAACGTTTTCTCTTTTGGTTGGGATGATTCCCTTGTCTAGTTGCCGTTGCAGCCACATCCACCCTTGATGGATCATCTCTATCTCGTGCATCCGCATGCGCAGCCGGTCCTGATCCTGACGCCGTTGACGGGCAAATGCTTCTGGATCGATAACCGCCCACAACCTGCGATCTGGATGCTTCAGCTTACGCAGAGCCTTAGCCTCAACCTGTCGTATGCGCTCTTTAGATACGTCAAGCCTCGTACCCACTTCCTCAAGTGACATGTCATAGTTCACGTCAATTCCAAACCGCATACGCAGCACCTTGGACTCTCTGCGAGTCAGTCCATCAAGAAGGCTCCTGATGTACGCTTGCTCCTCTTTCTTTGCTAGAGCTTCTTCTGGGTCTACTACTACCTCATCTGGCTCAACCTGTGGCAGTGGGGGCATGTCATCGTCGTTGCGGTATCCATATCCGTAGTACGCGCTTTTCACCTCGGTGTCCGCAGCATCGAACGTACCATACGGGATGGTGTGCCCCTTGAGCACTCTGCCCCGGCAATGATCAGCAATCGCCATAGCTCACTCCGTATCCAGCCTCGCAGTTCAGGGGGATGCCCTGTGCCCACGTAGGTACGTACCGCATGCACTGCATGACGTATTGCATGGCTTCCTCGGCCTCTTCTTTAGGGGCTACACAGGCCACAGCATCGTGAACAGTGAGCACGACCTTATACCTCTTAGCAATCAACAGTAACTGTTCACCCACAATACAACGTGCCAAACCCTGACAGATGTTCTCCGTCAACTTGCCGCCGTACAGCTTGGTCACGCCCTTGCGCGAGTCATAAATATACTGCTCTTTGCCGTCTTTGTCTTTAACTTTTCGCAGTCCCGGGTACCGCTGATACAACCCGTTGGGCATGAGGATGCCATCGCTGTGAATCTGGATCACGCCTTCGCGGCCCCACTTGGCGGTGTTGCCCTTGGAGAGTGCCGCAATCGCTACGTTCCCCGCCTTCCACAGCGCAGGAATCCACGGGTAGGTCTCGCGGTAAATTGAAATGATCCGCTGCGCCTCTTCAAGCGCGATATCAACGTTGAACGCCTTGAGTTGTGCTTGGAACTTGATCGCACCCATGCCATAGCCACAGTTATGGACAATAAGTGGCCCCACATCGGTCGCAATCATGAATCTGTTGTTCGGCCCTGCGTAAGCGATGTCGTAGGTCATCAATGGCAGTGCGCTTGTTTCTATGACATCCGGCAGAACGCCCGCTTTTCTTGAGGTGCTGTTCCCACCCAACGATAGTAAGCGTCCCTTGTTGAAAGCCGATTGGGAAAGGGTAGGGTTTGTAACTACCTCGTACCACTCCCGCCATCCATGTTCCGTCAGGATTTCGTGATCCGGCGTGGCGGATACTCCCCAACTTTGGATCACTTCCCGTTCCCCCTTGGGGATCACTCCCATGTGCGTTACCCATGATTGTCCATCCCATACCTTATCCGTACTCTGAACTTCTACAATACGCTTCCATCCAGCGTCTGTCAATACTTGAGTATCCGCACCGAAACACCCGAGGATTGTGGTCTTGCCAACGAATCGCTGCGCGTCATCAATCTCACTGACCCCCTTGCCGTAAATGGAAGCAGCCATGATCTTGTACGGGTCATACTGCATGTCCTTCTTCTTGACCCCAGCGGCAATCTCAGCATTGTTCTTCTCAAAGAACTGCACCAGATCATCTTGTCCAGCGAACCACGCCAGCACCCGCGCTTCGATCTGTGAAGAGTCACAGTCAATCATCACATGGTCCTCAGGCGCAAGGATCGCTCGTTTGAGGGTGCCCGCGTTCTCACCCCGGCTTGGGAAGTTCTGGAAGTTCAGCTTGTCGGCCCCACCCCACCGTCCCGTGTGAGCGGCGTAATAAGAGAGGGGAACAGGTATCAGCCCTCGGTCAGCGATACCCAGCAGGCGCTCGGTGCGCGTCTCCTCCAGCGTAGTCTTATTGCCAAGCCGTGCAGCCACCAACGTCTGCACCCGTTCATCAGGGTGCTCAGCCAGCGCTTTGAACTCTTCATCGTTCTTGGCCAACGCCAGCGTTTGTTTACCTGTGGTCAAGCTGATCTTCATGGGGGGCTCAACCCCTAGCCCACGCAGCAACTCAGCAAACTTCGGGTTGGACATCAGGTCCTCAAGGTTCGCCCCAGCATCAGCCAGCAACTTCTCCTTG